TGGAACAAACTATGATGCTGTTAAAGGTATTAGCAATAATGCGTCATATCTTCTTATTAATGGAACAAAATATAATTTTAATGTAGGCAGAGGTCATACGTTAGCTGTTATAAATCCGTCAAATGGAAATGTAGAAAGTATTAAGACTTATGATACATGTACTACAGCAAGTGCATTAGACAGCCCATTGAGTGCAGTAGCATCTGGAAAAATAATATGTTTATTTACTGCGGATGCAAGCGGATTAACCCAAACCGCCAGAAACACATTAATAGAATGTGGTTCTGCAATGACCGACACTTGGGGAAGTTCTCGTGTTACTCATCTTTTTATCGGTATGAAAGGATTAGAAAAGGGCAATGCATATGAAATTATTGCAAAAGGAAGTGATGCTACAAAAAGTATTACCGCATATTATACTGCATCTGGAATAGTTCTTAATGGACAAGTTGGAGCGACTGGACCGCAGGGAGCTAAAGGAAATGACGGTGTATCTCCGACAGTATCAATTTCAAAAAGCGGTACAGTAACAACCATCACAATTACAGATAAAAATGGAACACATACACAGACTGTCAATGACGGAACGAATGGAACGGCAGGTAAGGCAGGTGCGGACGGTAAAACACCATATTTCCATGTTAAGTATAGTAACGATGGCGGTAAGACGTTCACTTCTAATTCGGGAGAGGACGTTGGAACATATATCGGAACTTGCACCGACTATAACCAAGCAGACCCTACAACGGTTGGTTCTTACACTTGGGCAAGAATCAAGGGAGAGACAGGGGCAACAGGACCACAGGGAGAAAAAGGGAATACGGGAGCAACTGGTCCGCAAGGAAGTGCAGGAAGAACGTACTTCATGGAAACATCGTCAAGTATCGTGAAAATGTCTGCGGACAACACGATTGTGCCGAACTACATTACATTATCTGGTTACTACCGTGACGGTACAGCAACAGCACGTACAGCTTATAAGTGTCGATTCAAGATTGAGGAAACAACGGACGGAGATACATACACGACCGTTTATACTTCATCCTCAGATGAAACTGACATTACCCATGCACTGTACTCTGTGCTAGCAAGTGGTTCAAGCGGTGTTACTGCAAGCGGTTCAAGTGGTATCGGTATCTCAAGAAATCTTACAGCGTTAAGGTGTACGATGTATGCCGCAGGTGGATTTTCACAGGTGTTGGATATTGAGACAATTCCAGTAGCCATTGACGTAGATGCACTGACTCACGAAGATATATTCAATCTGCTGACCAGTGATGAGCGAGTAAGGCATATTTATCGTGGGTCTGACGGTAAGTTGTATATCAACTTTACTTATGCTAGAGGTGGAACATTAAATCTTGGTGGAAAAGCAAACACGTACGGTAATGGACAAATGCACGTTTATGATGCAAATGACAATGAAATTGTTGACATAAACACGAAAGGGATAGTCGTAACGCATTATATATCAGGCATGGGAGAAAAGCCAATATCATATGTGTGTATAACACCAGACGTGTTCGGTGGTATATATTTATCTGAAAACAAGGATGGAACTGGTGCATGTGCGATTTTGTCCCCAGATGAGATTGTATTAAAAAATAACAGCAGTGGACCAATTACAGTACAAACAGACATAACAATGCATATGACGGATGAATCACTTTATCTTGGGTCGGTAAGTAATTATAAATTTCATTTTGGAAAAGAAAAATCAAGTTTTTATCAGCCAGTTACTATTGGCGGAAGTTTGTCTGTTGCAGGAACAAAAAACAGAATCATAGATACAGAAAATTACGATACAAGAAAGCAGTATTGTTATGAAACAGCAACCCCATATTTTGGGGATATAGGTTCTGGATGTACTGATAATACAGGAAAATGTTACATAGACATTAACGATATATTTTCAGAGACAGTAAACACAGGTGTTGAGTACCAAGTATTCTTGCAGAAAGAGGGGCAAGGCGATATATGGGTAGAAGAAAAGACCGATAGTTACTTTGTCGTTCGAGGCACTGAAAACCTTAAATTTTCGTGGGAAATCAAAGCAATTCAGAAAGATTACGAATTTGAACGACTTGAAAAATTCGATAACTCAGAAAAAGAAGAAGTGATTGACTATGAGAAAGAATATATGGAAGAAATCAACGATTTGATTAAAGAACAGGAGGAAATGTTAAATGAAACAGTTGAGTAGCTTTATGGTATTAAATATTGACGGTGGAGACAGAGTATCATACACATACAATGAGATTGACGATAACACAGGAGAACCATTGTCACAGAATAAAAAAGAAAATTTCTGGGTAGTAGATAAAGAACTTAAAAAGCACATTGATGCTATCAGAAGCTACGTCAGAGAAAACAAGTTGAATTAAGGAGTGATGTTATGGCAATCAATATACCTTTAGTACATATATCGGATTTAACAGAGAAAAAGACAATATCAGATGATGATTACATGCTTACTGGTGGGAGTACCGCCAGTAAGGTTAAGTGGTCAACGATCGTGTCTCTGATAAAAACTAAATTAGGGATTGGAAATATAGAAGATAGTATAAGTAAAATACAATCAGATATTTCTACGTTAAATAGTGATTTAACAAATAGATCAAGGAACATTGTGCTAAAAATAAGTGGTTCTGGTAATGATTTCTATATATCAATAGAAAACTATACTGCAGTTCAAAAAACATGTGATAAGTTTGCTTTGCTTCTTTATGGAAACGGGAATGGAAGTCCAATATGCTCTCTAATTACAGTAAATGTAAGTGGTTCAAACGTTCAAATTGACGGCACATCAAACATTATATCTAGTAACGTGTATTGCCGTGCAAGCGGTACGTCTATACAAATTTGTAATCTCCCACAATGGGGATATTATACGGTAATTGCTCCACCTAGAGTATATATAGACCAAGGTGGAATCGTATTTGATAATTAACTTACCTTGCATAAACATCATAAGTAACTGTACCTGTTGGAGACACTACTTGCCAATTTGAAGCAAAGTAAACAACATTTCCATCGTTGCATGCCATAAAGCTTGCGTGATAAGTGTTGTCATACCAGTAACCATCAGATATACGATTTGTTTCTGTTAAATTTGGAAACATGAACGTGAATTGCGGACTTATTGCATTAGGATAATTAATTGTTGCAACAAGAATTGCCATTTTATATTCACTTGGAATTGCATATTTTGTTGAACTTGGAATATTTGACGCAATCTTTTTATAAGTTAAATCACTAATTAGTGTATGCATTAAATCTCGATTGCCACCTTTAGGAATGTTTAACAATGTGATTTCCTGTCCACTCGCTTGAACATGTACTAACATACAGCTTTCAGATTTTACGGCAGTCAATCCGTTTATTGTCAAAAAAGAATATGTTTTTTCCCATCGAAACGGAACGTCAATGCCACCAATTATAATAAGCTTATTTTTGACTTTAAAGACATTCAAATAGGTTTTTAAGTTGCCGTTTGGAACTAATGTAAAATCGAAAGAAAAATCATTATTTAGTTAATAGAACTATGAAATATTAATGTATGATGCAGGAACAATCACATTTGCTATTACGACACCGTAAGATGTTGTATCTTTGCATCTTATGTCCACTGTATTGTTATGTATAGTTATGTACCCAGTATTTCCACGTGGAGTCCAACTTCCGTCAATGATTTCACAAGGAGCGAAAACTTCATTGTTAAATGTAATACCGTTGGGCAATGTTAATAAAGTTTGATTTGTATTACCGCCTGTCAAACTTTTGCCATACCATATATAAATCATTGCTAACTGACTATTTTTTTTAATAGCAAATCCATCAATGCCATAGGTTTTATACTGTAAACTTGAAAAATCACTATTTAACGTATAAATAAAAAAACACCCTGCATGAAGCAAGGTGTAAATAAATTACAAATGGAGATTAAGAAAGAAGAAAATCTCCATTCACATATTAACACAAACACTTAATAAATGAAAGGAGAAACTATGAATCTTAAATTACGTTTCAAAAATAAAGCAACATTAGTAGCATTGGCTTCTGCCTTAATTGCATTTATCTATCAGATTCTAGGAATCTTAGGTATCACAGCACCAATCGCACAGGATGTAGTATCACAGCTTGTAGGTATCATCCTTAATATCTTAGTGGCTGTCGGGGTATTGGTGGACCCAACAACAAAGGGAATCGGGGATAGTGTTAATGCAATGTCTTATGAAGAATTAGGACAGGCAGTAGACCCAGACTATCAAGGACCTGCGGACTTAACAGAAGAACCTATCAACATTACCCACAAAGAGGAAGTGTAAAATGAAATTTATTAACAAATTTGCCGATGAGTCAAATTATGGCGGCAAAAGAAAATTAAGTGATATTAAATTTATTGTAGTGCATTTCACAGGAAACAAAGGCGATACAGCTTTGAATAACTGCAAATATTTCCAAGGAGAAAACAGACACGCTTCTGCCCACTGTTTTATTGATGGTAGTGGAGTGGTATATAAGTCTGTATCTCTTAAGAGGGTAGCATGGGCAGTAGGTGGATGCTACACTTTAAAAAATGGTGCAGGTAGCAAATACAAAGTTGCTACAAATGCAAACACCTTAAGCATCGAAATGTGCAATTGTGTTGGCGGCGTACCTGCGGACGTATACAACGATCTCGTGTGGTTGGTTACATACTACATGAAAAAGTACAACATTGATGCAGACCACGTTATTCGCCACTGGGATGTAAACGGCAAGGATTGTCCAGACCCATGGATTGGAAAGAATAATAAGGGGTGGAAGAAGTTCAAGGCTGACATTGCAGGAACAACAGTGAAAGAAGCAAAGAAAGCAAAAGTCCATGGAACAGTTATCACGAAACATGACCCACTGATTATGAGAAAGAGTGCGAACACAAAATCCGATATTGTTTATAGAATCCCTAAGGGCGCAACAGTAGAGGTTGTCAAAAAAGGTAGTGCGTGGCATAAAGTTAAATATAACGGTAAGACAGGGTACTGTTCAGCAACTTACATAAAAATTTAAAAATAATGCTTGCATTGTCGAAAATGATGTGATATTATAAACAACGTTGAAGCGAGAAT